AGCTATGAGCGTTTCAGAAGATTCATGGGCGATACTCATACCGACCATCCGCAAAGAAGGCAGTGAGATATGGGTAACATTCAATCCTGACAGTGAAAAAGACCCTGTATATCAGAGATTTCTTGTCAACGGGGCCGCTGGCGCATATATCCGCAAGGTGAACTTCTCAGAGAATCCCCACTTCCCTGATGTGCTAAGGAAAGAAATGGAGTGGCTGAAAAGTCGCGACTATCAAGCCTACTTGCATATCTGGGAAGGCGAAGTGAAGCGGCATAGCAATGCGCTTGTGTTCGGCAACTATTTCAAGGTAGAGGAATTTGAAACACCTGCGAGGACGCGGTTCTATCATGGTGCAGATTGGGGCTTCGCTAATGACCCAACAACGCTAATTAGGTGCTTTATAGACGGCAAGCGGCTGTACATCGACCGTGAGGCATGGGGGATTGGTGTAGAGATAGACAATACGCCAAAACTCTTTGACACGATTGACACGGCGCGTAAGTGGCCAATAAAGGCTGACTGCGCAAGGCCGGAAACAATCAGCTACATGAGGCGGCAGGGCTTCAAGGTAAGCGCAGCCAAGAAGTGGGCAGGTAGTATCGAAGATGGTATCGAGTTCTTAAAAACCTTTGAAATCATTATCCATCCTCGTTGCCAGCACACTATTGATGAGTTTAATCATTACTCATACAAGATAGACAAGCAGACAGGCGATATACTTCCTGTCATTGTCGACTCGTGGAATCATTGCCTTGATGCGTTGAGATACAGCCTTGATGGGCTTATCAAGGGCAAAACAGGCGATTGGAGCGCATTGATTAGCTAAATGTTTGTTTTATGCAGGAAAATGTATAACAGCTTGTAAAAAGGCGCGTTTTGACTTATACCCCATGAATAAAAATACAAAAGGTGGTGATATGATGGTAAAAATAATACATAACGATGGCTACATTAACACGGTGCTCGGTCATGGCATGAAGCAGACAGACCCTTTTGCCGTTGGCAGGTTCGGCGGTGTTAATAGTTGGCTGGTTGATTACCGCGAGGCCGACAATATGTACACTTTCAACGGCTTAGCACGGCGCATTATCTCACTACCTGCTGACGATGCTCTAAGAAAAGGATTCGACATTAAAAGCAATGGTGAGGACATCGACAAGGACACGATGCGCAAGCTAAAGTCACGGCTTGAGGATATGGACGCTAAAAAGCAGTTGGGGCTTGCGCTTAGTTGGGACAGACTTCACGGCGGTGCTGCGGTGCTGATGATTGCAGATGATGGCGGCACGCTCGAAGACCCGCTGAATTTGCAACGTATACGCCGAATTGAACGCTTGGATGTTTACGAGCCGGAGGCTATCAGCTTTACAAGCGCAATGCTGTATACAGACCCTAGCGACCCCAATTATGGCAAACCGCAGTTTTACAATATCATAGGCTTGTGGGGCAATTCGTTCTTAGTGCACGAGAGCAGATTGCTCCTTTTTCATGGCGGTGACATATCCAATTACTACCGCCGCATGAGGAATGGCTGGGGTGCGACCGTCTTTGAGCAGGTACGGGCAGAGCTTTTGCATTATGCAGGAGGCAATGACCTTGCTTTCATGGCGTTGGGCAGATTGTCACAGGGTATCTTGAAACTTGCCAACATGAACGACCTGCTGATGAACGATGAGGGCGAACAGGCAGTACAGCGCAGGTTACACCTTATCGACATGGCGCGTCACATGATGAACACAATCGCACTTGATACCGAGGATGATTACGACCAGAAGAACATGAGCCTGGGAAACGTCAACACGATTCTTGATGAGTTCCAGCAGGCGGTATGTTCGGCAACGGGTATTCCTGCAACGATGCTCTTTGGTCGTTCTCCTGCTGGCATGAACGCCACAGGGCAGAGTGACTTAGAGAATTACTACAATCTTGTGGAGGGCATACAGCAACACACGTTACGACATCCACTCTCCCGATTGATTGATGTAATTGCTAACTGCTCCGACTATGGCATTAACCTGCCTAATGAGTGGTACATCAAATTTGAAAGCCTCTGGAACGAGAGCGAGAAGGAAGAAGCTGAGACAAAGAAGCTCAAAGCTGACGCTAGGCTGGCAAAGGCCAATGCTATCAATACGCTTGTACAGGCGCAGGTGCTTGATGTGTCAGAGGCAAGGGCAATGCTCGCGGAAGATGAAGATTACATCATTGACCGAACGATTGATAAGGTTATCGCAGAGCCTGTTGAGTAGGTGATTAGATGCTGATATATCCGAAAGTCAAGATACAGTACCCGATGAGCCTTGAGCGTGAATATGCGAGAGAGCTTGTCAAGTATACACGCAAGGTTCGTGATATTTGCATTAAGCGCATACCATTCATGGTTGAGGCGGTTGCGGCAAATGCTATTCACAAGGACGAGTGGACAGAAGAAACCACAGACGAAGTCGAAAGCGACATTGAAGAAGAAATCGCAATAGCTGCGGTTATCTTAGCAATGTATAACCGAATACGCATTTGGAACACACGACAGCAGGAGAAAGTCTTTCAGAGTATGTTTGGCGGTAAACCAACCCGAGGGCAAATGACTCCTGCAACGTTGCGCAAGATTGGCGAGTTTATCGGGCAGACTCCTGACTTCTACGACAAAGAAGGCAAGATTATCCCCGAAAAGCTGAAACTCTTTCAGCAGAAGTATAGCGAGATTGTCAAAGCGTTGCCTAAAGTGATTAGTCAAGCTGATTATGACAAAATCCGTGAGATTTGGGTTAATCGAAACATGGAGCTGATACGGTCAATCGACAGGCGCACGATGGAGTCAATACGCTACACGCTAAGCGAGAACATCATCAAAGCGGTGGACAATAAAACAGTAGCGGCAGAGTTGAAAGATACCATTGTAAGGATGACAGAAGTCAATGAAAAGCGGGCGGCTCTCATTGCGTGTGACCAAGTCGGCAAGCTAAACAGTCAGCTAGTGCAACTTGAACAAATGAGCCAAGGCGTAGAAAAGTACAAATGGCAGACGATGGAGGATAGCAGGGTAAGACCACAGCACCAATCCTATAATCAAAAGGATTTTTCATGGAGTGAACCGCCAGACGGTGGACACCCAGGTTGGGCGATTCGTTGTCGCTGTGTCGCTATTCCCCTGTACGACACCGACAAAATAGGGTTACAGCCGAAAGCAGGAAGTTACAAAAAGGTGTGAGGTGATGGTCATGTTTTTGGCGGTTATGTTCTTTACGGTTTTAAGTTGGTTAATTTACTTATGTATTACTGATGACACGCCAATTTATGGGCCTCGCCATATTCCAGCAACAAGGCCAAGCAAAGGATATATTCCAACAAAGCCAAGTAAAGGTTGTTTAGATACGTATGAACCGTATAATCCATTCAGTAACAAAGCAACGCCGATAATGAGAAAAGCAAAAAAGAGGTGATGGGCATGAATAGAGGGCGAGACCATCCGAGAGGAGGAAATATAATGCAGAGATTTGACCAAGTAACTTTTGCCGCCACAAAGACGGCAGAAGGTTTCATCCGTGATACGCCGGTAGTCGGCAGGACGGGGATTTTAGTATATCGCAATGCAGACGGTACAGAACGTAGAGAGTACAGACCGCCCGAGGAGGCTTTCAAGGCTGATTCGTTGGCTAGTCTGATGGGCAAGCCGATTACGATTGGTCACAAGGCTTTTGTTACGGCTGGCAACGCGGCGCAGGTTGCGCCTGTTGGTTCGGTACTGTCGGCAGGTCGGCAGGATGGCAATAACATCATAGCCGATATTGTGATATACGATTTAGACACCAACGCAAGAGAGTTGTCTTGTGGGTATACGTTGGACTTGGACGAAACGCCGGGTACAACACCACAGGGCGAACACTATGACGCTATTCAGCGAAATATTACTTATAATCACTTGGCGATTGTGCCTAAAGGTCGCGCAGGTATTGCACGGCTCAATATGGACGGCTCGCAGGTGATTGATGAAGAAAATCCGAAGGAGGATAAGAAAATGGCTGAAATGACTAAAGTCCGCCTTGATTCGGGGATTGAATATGATTGCGCCCCCGAGGTCAAGGTAGAAATCGAAAAGATGCGCAAAGACAGCGCAGAAGCTAAGAAAGAGTTTGATAAGTTGCAGGCGAAGTTTGACGCGCTGGATGCCGAACTGAAAAAAGAGCAGGAAGGGCGCAAGGCTGATGCTGAAAAGGCAAAGGCAAACTTCGATGAGGCTATCAAGGCTCGTGTTGAACTGCTCAAAGTTGCCGAGGCTCACAAGGTTGCCAATGCTGACAGCATG